ACGCACGTTGCTTCTGTCGTTGCGAAGCAGCCAGCTTGGCTTTCAAAGCAATCAACTCAGGAGCGAGATACCCGCCGTAGGTGGGGGAGCCATAATTAGCTGACCGTCCACCACCCATGTTGTTCTGATTCCCTGGAGCGATCTGCCCACCGAGCTCACCCATGTTCCCACCAAGAGTTGACCCTGTATTGACTGGCAGCTGGTTGTCGCCTGACTCGTTCACAACCTGCTGCTTAGGAGTCATATCAATACCCAAAAACTGGGCATCCAAATCACGCTGGTTCTTTAGGCCATCAGTGAGAGCCATCAGGTCAAGTTCACGTTGAACTCGACCACGATCTTCACGAGGATAAAAACCCATAGGGATATCGAGGGGGTAGTCGGTTCCTCGTGGCTGAACACCGTAATCCAGCGGATACTGTGACATGCCCCGAGTGTTCAAAGCCGAAGCCATATCTTGACCTGAACTCTGTAACCGAGTTTGTGGCATAGCCAGTTGATCTATCGCTGCTCGACGTTCAATCTCAGCAATAGCGTCATTCAACCGCCGAAGATTCGGAGTCCCAGGAATAGCGACAGCTTCCCCAGTCCCGTACTGCTCACCACTGCCTTTAACATACGGGCCGAACCGATCCACATCAGGATCACGTCGACTCAAATAGTCTTGAACAGCTATTGCAGCAGAGGCCAGTTGTCTTCCCTTGGTTGGCTGCACTGGCTCAGGAGTGAACTCAGGGGAACTGGGTGTACGACCAACTAGGCGGTCAGCGATACCTGGCGTGGGTTCCCATGCAGGGAGAATGAAATCTCTAGGCGCTTGAGCCCTAACGGGCATGCGTTCATAGGTTTTGCCAAGAGTGTCAGGCAGAGTTTGTGGCTTGGGCATCTCGTAGTTAGGTGGAATCTCAAGAGTTGTGTAACCCTCCCTATCCCTGCCTCTGTTCCTGAAATTTTCTCTCATTGCAGGAATTCGATCAGGTTTGGGTAACGTCACCTTCGGGCGAGCCTTTGAAGGACGTACACCACGAGGACCCATAGTGCCTACTGGTTCGATGATTGCCATGGTGTCCCACCTCTACATATCGGGATTTGGTGTCCCACATTCAGCGCATTCGCAGTCACATTGGGCTGCTTCTAAGTTCGCTACCTGGGTGCGAAGTACAGCGTTCTCCCATTCGAGAGCTCCGATAGGAGTCAGATTCGCTATGACTTCTTCTAGACCTACGTCGGTCATGCAACAGGACCTTCGGGAATTTCAATTATTTCTTGATCCGCTGGAACAATCGCAGCAATCTCTTCAGCGGTTAAACCCATGTCCGCGAACTTGTCGCGAGACGACTGCAACGTCGCATTATGAGCAGCAATGTTTTCGTTGTCTGTCGCTATTTGGGCTAGCTGTTGTTCGCGCAATGCTTCATTGGTAGCAATTTCTTCTGCCGTCATTTCACGGACAGTTTCTTCACCAGTTGCACAATCAAAAATGTGAACCATCGGTGTTGAACTCATTACATTTCCTTACGTTTGACTATTGTTGTTGTGGTACAGGTACAAACTTGCTTGGCTCCCAGAAGCAAACTGCGCTCCCGAGTAGTAGCTATTTGACATAAGTTTGAAGCTGGCAAAGTTTCCGTACCACTGGCCTGGCATAGTCGAGTTATATGAACTCGTCTGCCAGTCGCTGTCGCCACCGCTACTTGCTGTCTGTCCGCCTGTGCCAGCGATACTAAATACGCTTCGAGATGGGTACTCAGGCTGATAAGGACTGCTGCTTTCCGTATCAAACATGTGTACTTTAAGGAGCGCGTGAACGTAAGGCTTAGTGCTACCCCAATCGGATGATCCACTTGGAACGTAGTCGTAAGACCAGTCACCAGCGTTGTTGTTCACCTGTCGATCAAAGCTGTATCCGCTGTTATTTTGAATTAGAGCATTCCCTCCGCCAGTGTTGTTCCCGAAAGTTCCTGTTCTATAGAAAGCTTGGTTGTAGTCGCTACCACCTGTCATGTAAGAAGTCCCAGCCGAGTTCCCAGCCCTCCAAGTCAGCGCATTATGAGAACTAATAAATCTGCTTGATTGCGTTGACAACACGATTTGGCCTACGAACTCGACTTCCATCCACCAGCCGCTCGTAGAACCAAGAGTTCCGCTGCCATGATTTGAATAGTTCATGATGGTCGGAATGTTCGTAAAAGCAATTTCACTTGTATCGCTACTTAGCGTTGTTGTTCCCACTTTTTTGACAGAAAAACTCATACCTACCTCACGTCAATTTCGAGATGATGATGCGTGAACCAACACCAAAATTATTTGGTGTAGAAAACTTGATTCCTGTAAACGCAGCATTCGCAGCAGAAGACGCATCGTTTTGTCGCAAGCCGCCAATTCCCTGAACAATTTTTGAGGCTTCGGTGGCGAGGTTGCCGATGGCGTTGTCGGCGTTTCTACCTGCGTAACCTCCCTGCCACACAACCGCTTTAGGGTGCGAACCATTCGGGTTTATACAAAACCCTTCATAGATTGAATTGCCTGCCATGCTGCCGCTAGTGGGATAGCCCCCGTCGTTAGGGTCGCGGTTAGCTGATGCTGGAGCCATTTGCAGTAAATAGAAATCGGCGTTGCCTGAAGCAGTAGGAGTATTCCCGAGGTACCCCCAGTTATTGTTAGCTGAGATTGACGCCGAGCCGCCCCAATGCTGGCTTGCAGCGCTCGCATTTGGGCCACCTGCCCAAGCATGAGAAACTCGGAGATCTTCAGCAATATGAACGCTTGAGGTGCTGCTGTTTGAACAAACGTAAAGTTCAAAACGCAACGATGTAGCGTCCTTCGTGTCGAGATCCAAAAACTCGACAGATGAGGTAGTCGCATCTTCAGCTACCCACGAAGCAACAGAAAGATAACTCATATCTCCTCACCTGCTCTTCGGCCACCCCAAATAGCCCAACCTTGGTCGTAGTTATTGCCTGCCCAAGGAGCCGAACCTGAATAGATGTAATAACTGTTAAACGCATTTAGGTCGTACAAGACGCCGTATCCCCACGACGTGTTTTGATAAGTGTTATTACCAAAAGAGTGACGCCACTTGAATGGCTTGTACTGCGTAGTTGAAGCACAGTTCGTAACAAGAATTTCTACTTGGGCAGCTTGGTTGCCGACTCCGAAACGAAGTGTAATCGGGCGGCTTGTTTCATAGCCGTAGTCGTAACCGTTCCAGTTGCCTCTCTCCCAGTACGCGCTTTGACCAAAAGATCCAGCGCTACCAATACTGTTGAGATAAATGTATCCATCTTGGTACCAATTAGAACCTTGCGACAGGTTCATGGTGAGCAGTATTTCGTCGTACTTTGGAGTCGCAGTATTGAAATTGTAAACGCTGTAGTCGCCTGACCCGTGCCCGCTGTTAATGTATGTCCAACGCTCTCTTGGTGTTTGCCCACCGCTACCAAAGAACCCGCCGTTCAACGCCTCAGACATCGCCTTGCCTGGATAGCCCTTCAAGTATTCAGACCTACCCTGCCAGTTAGAGACGTTTGTACTCGGGTTAAACCGCTCCTGTTTCATGGTCTAGCTGTGCCTGTTCACATAGCCAGCAAAATTGATTCGGTCTGCGTTATTGGTAGCGCAATTCACAATTTTGGGGGTGCCAGTACTTCCTTTAAGAATTAGCCCAGGAACCAACAGATACAAGCCAGCTTCCGTTGGCACAGTAAACAAACTGTTGCTCGCTGTGTAACCCCATCGACCCCAACCAATCGTGCATTCTTCATCTGCGGTGTGAACATTGGTTGCCCAAATCCACACCTCATCAATATGGCTGGCGTTACTCGAAGCAGTATGAAGAGTTAAGTTATTTCCATCACCTTGGATCATTTTCCCATCTGTACTACCCGACAGAGGTATTTTTTCTATAGCCATAATCTGTTCCTATGCCGTTATGTGGTTGACGTAACCAGTGAGATTGATTGCGTTAGTCGCTGACGCTTTGCACTGCACCGTCAATGCAGTCGCATTTCCTTTAAGGATCAGGCCAGGGATAACGAGCTTGTATCCAGTCTTAGTTGGAATCGTTAATTTGATTCTGTTGTCATCCAATGTGTCTGGATTACCGCCCCAACCAATATGAAGAACAGCGTCTGCCGCAGAAGCGTTAGTCGCATAAATCCAAATCTCGTCATACGAAGTAGTTGCCGTTGGCCCCGTATGCACTGTTGTCACAGACGTTGTGACCCCATACGCCTGACCATCGTCAGCCGAAGTCCCAGACAACAAACCTTTAGTAACAGCCATCAGCTAAACACCTGCACTTCCAATATTGACGTGCCGTTCGCCAGAACAAACGCCGTAGTAGCCAACTGAGTAGTGTTAGTTCCAACCGCAGCAGTAGGCGCAGTTGGCGTACCCGTCAACGCAGGACTGTCGAGAGGTGCGGTGCCAGACGGCAGCGACGAATACCCCAACGAATTCCACGGTGTACTTCCCGTCCCGATCTTATACTTTTGGGTTCCATCTGTTTCTAAACCCCACTCCCCATTAGCCAGTGTCGGGTTGTTTGATGTCCAGTTCGCAGCAGTGTCCCGCCGCATCTGAATAATTACAGCCATAATCTGCTCCTACTGTGGTCCACTGTTTCCGCCATCAAGACTGATGACTGTGTACGTCGAGTTCGATAACCCGCCGTCAATGTTTGCTGTCGTCGGACCTGTTGGACCGACCAACCCGCCATAAGCAAGCGAGCTCCATGCCGTCGTTCCGTCACCGATCTTGAACTGGCCTGCCTGCTGTCCACCACCGGCATCGGTCTGTAACGCAAACTCGCCATCAGCGAGCACAGGATTAGCGGTGCTCCATTCGGAGTACGTGCCTCGACGGAATTGAATTTGAATAGGCATCAGGTAACGCCTCCTGCGTCAATGGGGCTAATGCCCCCGTATGTGTCGGAAGGTGAACCGCCGTCAAGCAAACCGTTTGCTTCGCCTTGAGCGCCGGTCGGCCCAGGAGGCCCAGTCACTGACTGCCCTGGTGGCCCTGGCGGCCCTCCTGGGTCTCCAGTCGGGCCTGGGGGGCCGGTTTGCCCCTGTATGCCCTGAATGCCCTGAATGTTGGTTGCCGAACCCCAAGCTGTTGCACTGATCTTCGGACCATAAATCTGATTAGAAGTCGTATCGATATAGAAATCACCGACATTGCCAACAGAGTTCCCTGGAGGATTCGTGCCGTTCAACAGGGTTTGTCCATCTTGACCAGCGGCACCAATCAGTGACACACCGGTCGGCCAAGCACCAGAAGCTTTCGGACCAAAGATCTTCGACGAATCTGTATTGATATAGAAATCGCCATCAACACCCGTGCCCGACGCAGGATCAGTCTGCCCACTCAGAACAGTTTTGCCATCAATACCAGCATTGCCCTGTATGCCCTGTGGGCCAGCGGGACCAGTAGGGCCAGTCGCTCCGCTAGCACCAGCACTTGGCGTCGGAGCCATCTGCTGCCAATACGTCGTATTGCCTGGAGTCTGACCAGTGTTATTTTGACGGGCAATATAGGCAGTGTTGGAGTACGTCACGACATCACCTGTCTGATAGGCGGTGCCCGACGACCACGTTCCCTCATACGTGGGACCGTCAGTCAGGGTTACCTGAACAGGTGCATTTAGTTGGTTCGTGTACGTCGTGGCAACACTCATTCAAGCGCCCCCACTCTTGATTCAAGATCTTGAACCACCGCAACAACAGCTGACAGAACAGACTGATGACGCCACGTCTCAGGCGTATCGTCATCGTTGTACGACACCCAGTCAGCAGCAGCCGAAGCAACCTCTTCAGCAATCAAACCAGTCTCATCGCCCTGCGTGGCATAGTCCATACCCGACGCAGTAGCCACAGTCTCATTCCACTTGAACGTCCGTGGACGCAACGCAGCAACCTTTGCCTTTGCGGTAGCTACATCAAGATCAGCGATCTCTTCTTTGTAGCGAGACGATGAAGACACCTTGCCTAACTGGTTCGATCCAGTAGTTGTAATGCCCGCTGTGGTGGTGGACGACAATGTCGGCCACCCGTTGGCTGCGCGTAGGTCGAGTACTTCGCTGCCTACCGATCCTGACTCAGAGATAGTGAGATGGGCATTGTCGTTGTGGACAAACTGGAAGCCAGGAAGCGATGTGCCAGGAAGGTTGTCTTTCCACTCGATGTAATCCTCGTTTGAGGAGTAGTCGTTGCCCATGTAAATACGGGCATAGTCGTAACGAGTTTGAACTCTGAGCTCACCAGAAATATCTGCGTTACCACGCACATTTATCCACTGAGTATTAATACGAGTACCGCTACCAGGCTCATACTCCCCAGCACCAGTACCTTGAGTACGCCAACTGCCTGCGTTGTCGTCGTATTCAGTCCAACCAATAATGTCCCCATCGACGTAGACCGAGCCTGTGTTCACGATCCGATACTCAGCCCGAGTGGAACGATCAGTACCAGTACCGCCGCCGCCACTGTTGGTGTTATAGGGAGAACGGTTCGCTGGGGTAGGTGGGAACGTGTGCGGCGTCGCCGTCATGAACCCGACCTTGTTGTTTGTTGAATCAACCTTCAGCGTTGACGTATCAAATGTTGCGTCACCAGAAACCGTGATGCCACCAGACATAGTCACTGCACCAGATACGGTGCCACCGGTCTTAATCAGCACCCCAGGGCTGGTATTTATGTACGCCTCAATGTCGTTGAAATTGGCGTTCATTTCACTAGCGACAATGGATGCCCCCGCGCTGAACGTGTTCGTCACAGAGAGTGTCATCGCAGTCTCCTAGGTCGATAAGTGAACATCATGGAGTTGACCTCCCAGGCCGACGTGTGATCAGGACCATTGACTTTCATGGCAATGGATTTCGCTGATCCCATAGTTGTGAGCTTGATGATGTCGGTAATGCTGTTGTCAGCGCTGGCCGCCCAAGTGCCGTCACCAACATCTCCCGCAGCGTTACGCCACGTAGCGACACCAAACACAGAAGTTGAGCCGCGACCAGTAACAGCAAACGAATTACTTACCGACGTTGCTTTGTCGTAATCCTTGTAAACCTCGAGATTCACTGTTCCTGAAGCTGATGTGTCCATAACGAAACGAGGTTTCCCCCAACGTTTTTGGACAATCGGATTCTTCCCAGCGATCCATGGTGTAACAAAATGCGAAGGGATACGTACTCCTGTGCCAGCACCATAAAGATCTGTGTGACGAGATTGTTCGAGTTTGGCGACTCGGCCTGTGTTCGCTGAACAAGCCCCAACAATGAATGGTTCTCCACCAGGGGGAGTGTGCGTGTGTAGGGCTATGGCGTCGATGTCGCTCATAGTCCATGCCCCATCCATGCCCAGCGATGGGTCATAGATCAGCACTCGACGTGCTGTGACTCCTTCTTCAGTCCAATCGACAGAGACATAGAGACGGTTGCGGAACCATGCAAGCTGTGGAGCGTTCGTGAAACGAATACGCCCATCCTCAATAGCTGGCTTCAGCTTGTCGAACAGGTAATTGAATTGTTGTCCGTCATATAGGTAGACGCCGTTCTGGTCATGCCAGAAGAACACACCCAAAGGTGTGGACACTGGTGACGACAATGCAACAGAACCCACATCACGAGTCAGTGGAACCATTTGGAATGTTTCGGTGTCATGACCGAACATTGCGAACACGCTGTTGGATTTGAAGATCACTAGACGGTCTGCCATTGGGGCGAACCCTGTGATCTCATCGCCACG